GCCCTGAACGAATCAGACCTCCAGACTCTTTCCGAGGCCTTTGGTGGCGCGTGTCGCCTTGTGAAGGCCGACGGCAAGCGCCCGGTGTTCCACCCCGCCCTCCAGGAGATCACATTCTCCGGGCAGATGCTCGCCTATTTCAAATGGTTGGCCGCGTGCGTGGAACACAACTTCTCGGATTTTTTCGACGCATTGCGGGGACTAAACGTCGGCGCCCCAGATCGAGAGGAGGCCGAGTAGATATCAGCACCCTCCAGACCCCGGAGGCTTTCTCCGATCCGTACGTCTGGGATCTCTGGCGGGTAGTAGGCTCCCCTGATTTTTCCGCCTCTCTGGTCGAGATCGAGACCTCCTGGACGCTGGCGGACGTCTGGGACGCTAACGCCTTTCTCGACGTCCGCGAAGATATCCAGACGATCGCCACCCAACAAACGAAACGCCACTGATAATGTCAGCTCTTCAGGAAATCTTTAGTCGGTTCACGACCCAGTTTGACGACTCCGCCCTGGAACAGGGGGCGGCCTCGACGGAGTCCCTCACGGACAAGCTCCAGGGCTTAGGGAAACTTCTACTCGGATCGGCTCTGGTGATCGGGGCCCGAAACTTCGCGCGCGAGTCCGCCCGCATCGGAGACGAGCTGGACAAGACCAGCAAGGTGATCGGGATCGACACCCAAGCCCTCCAGGCCTGGCGCCATGCTGCGAACCTGTCCGGTGTGGACGCGGGGAGCTTCACCACCGGAATGGTGAAGCTACAGCGATCGATGTACGACGCCCAGCGTGGGACCGCGACGGCCCTAGAGCCTTTCCAGCGCTTGGGCGTCGCTTTCGAGGACGCCCAGGGCCAGCTCCGCCCCATGGAGGACGTCCTCAAGGACCTAGCGGACCCCCTGGCCAATCTGGAGTCAAGCTCCGAACGGGTCGCGATCCTCTCCACCCTCATGGGCCGAGCTGGCGCAAGGGTGGGTCCTCTGTTCGCCGAGGGCGCGGAGGGCGTGGAGCGGATGCAAGCGGAGCTGGAGGCCCTCGGAGGCGGCGCCAGCTCCGAGTTTATCGATGCGGCCGCAGAGTTGACGGACGCCAATGCACGACTGGATATGGCGTTTCTCTCGCTTCGGTCCCGGATCGCTACCGTGGTCCTTCCGATCGTTCAGCGGGGCGTGGAAGCTTTTACCGATATGTCCGTGGCTTTCGGGAAGGTGCTCAAGGACACCAAGCTTGTGGAGGCTGGCTTGACGATTATAGGCGCCGTGGCGGCGGCCATCGCCCTAAAAATGATCATCGCCTTCGCTCCGCTGATCCTCCAGTTCGCGGCGATCGCGGCTGTGATTATCTTCGCCACCCTAGTTGTGGAGGACTTCCTTTTCTTCCTGGAGGGGAAGGATTCGGTTCTGACCCGGTTCGCCGACTCTATAAATGATTTCATCGATACCGGGGAGGGCGTGTCCTGGCTTGCGGACGTCTGGGGCCAGCTCCGGGACGTCATGTCCGAGGTGTTCTCCTACTACTTCGGGGAGGACCTCCCGAACCCGGAAGAGTTTACAACCCAGCGCGGCCTGGTAGCACCCTCGCAGGGGTTCCGGACTAACGCCGAGGCGAAGGCCCAGGCCCGGGCGAACACGGACGCTCTGGGCGGGAACCGTTTCGCCCGGGCCCGGAACCGGGCCCGGAACCGTCAGACGATCGCAGGGCTTACCACAAATGTTCAGCTACCGGCCCGGACCTCGAATCCTGGGATCCTTGCGCGGGAGACCGGGCCTGTCGGCCCTTGGAGGGCGGGCCAGGAGCCGAGCCGGGGGGTAACGGTGGTTCAAAACACAACGGTAAACGGGACGGGCCTAGACGAAAGACGTCTGCTGCAAATGCTAGAGACCCGCGATCGCCGGGCCCGCAGGGCCGCAGTCGAGTCCGCATCTAGTGGCGAGGGGGAGTTGTAATGGCCGTGCGCACCCCCATGACGATCTCCTGGTCCTCAGAGAACCTAACCCAAGGGGAGAACGGCGATCTGATTCTCACCGATACGGAACACGTTCTCCAGTTTGACGCGGTGATCTCGGATCAGGCCACCTTTGGGTCCACGATCACGGAGCAACCGGTGGCCCGGGGCGCTGCGATCTCGGATCACAAGATCCCGAACAACGACGCGCTCACCTTCGAAGCGATCGTCAGCAATACCCCGATCGCCTCTCCTCCGCCCTCCGGGTCCGGGCGAATCCAGGGGCCCGATGGATCCCCGCAGAAGACTGCGGCCGGGGCCACGGCCCTGGTGTTCTCGCAGGCTTTCGATCGGGTGTCTGACGTCGCGTTCACGCTCCGCCGGCTGGCTCGGGAGGCGATCAGCGTAACGATCCAAACGCGTTACAGAACGTTCACGGACATGCAAATCGAAAACGTGTCTACGCAATCGGTGGAGGGGGATGCCCTTACCTTTCTGGTGGACGCCAAGGAGGTTCGCACCGTAGAGGTGGACCTGGTGGAAGCCCCTGCGCCTCGGGAGCCTAGGGCGCGTCCTACGGAGGACCACGGAGCGCAGGAGACCGAAGGCACGGAAGGCACCGGCGCGAGCCAGTCCCGACTAGCTGCTAGTACGGACGCGGTCCGAAACGGCGAGGGGGCCCAGGGCGTTCTAAACGCACTAGGTCTGGGGGGTAGCTAATGCCTTTAGAGGATGGACCCGTAGATCCGGCGGGAGTGGTTGCTATATTGACCAGCGGGGGATCGGAGGGCACTTTCCGTTTCATCCCCACGGCCAGCTCCGGCTCCACGCACTACAAGCAAACAACGACGTTGGGGGGCCGCCGGTTCCTCCTTTCGTTCTCCTGGAACCAGCGGCGCTCCGTCTGGGCCCTCGACATTTCGAACACCGCGGGAGACCTCCTCCTGGCCGGCGCGTCTCTCGTACCGGGGGCCAGCGTCCTGGCGGGCCACCTCCACGACGATCGCCTACCCCAAGGAGTTTTGACGGTTCTGGATTCGCAGGGCCGCGGATCGGCTCCGGGGGTTCAGGACATGGGACGGAATCGCCCGTTCCAGCTCCTATGGATTCCGGGGGTCGTCTAGTGGCTCAGCGCCTAACCGATCGCGTCTGGCGGGTTACCGTAGGGGCGCTAGATATCTCCGCCCTGGCGATCGATTTTCAGATCATGCGCTCGATCAAGCGGGAGCCGAACACGCTCTCCCTATCGGTGTTCAACCTGAGCGCGGATCATCGGGCCCAGGTCCAGACCGGCACGAACCAGATCACGGTCCGGGCCGGGTATCGAGACACCGGCGCCCATGTCCTGTTTGTTGGGGACGCCAGGAGCGTTCTCTCGGAGCAGGACAAGACAGAGATCAAGACGACGATCGAGGGCCGAGACTCCGGGAGGGCTTATCAGCAGGCGCGGATCGATCGCTCCTATGCTCCTGGGACGCCCGTGGCTACCGTTGTTCGGGACCTTGTGGCCCGCCTAGGGGTAGGCGAGGGGAACACGGAGGACGCGATCTCCGCGGGTCTGACGCTCCGGAATGACGCCTCCGACTTTGGGGACGGGTACACCGCTAGCGGGAAAGTGCCCGACGTCCTAACAGCCCTCCTCCGAGGGTCCGGATATCGGTGGAGCATCCAAAACAACGCGATCCAGATCCTCCGCCGGGGGCGACCAATCCAAAGCCAGGCGGTCCGCCTGTCCAAGACGTCAGGCCTGATAGGTTCTCCAGCCAAGGGCGACCGGGGGCGGATCTTGGCTATGAGTCTGATCCAGCCAGGGCTAGACCCCGGCCGGCGGATCGTCCTGGATACTCCCGAGGTCTCGGGAGGGTACGAGGTGGAGCGGGCGGAATATGTCGGCACCACTCGCGCAAACGATTGGTCTGTGTCCCTAACCTTGAGGCCGCTATGATGGACCCCGAAACTCTCAACCTGGTACTAGCCGGGCGCCTTCTGGACGTGCACACCGCCCTCCCAGGGATCGTCAAGTCCTACGACTCGGACGCCCAGACGGTGGACGTCCAGCCGGCACTCCAACGGGTGATCGCGGCTGTGGACGAAAACTCCGAGGATCGATCCGAGTCTCTCCCCATCCTCTCCGCTGTTCCGGTTATGTGGCCCCGCTCGGGTGGGTTCTTTTTGCATTTTCCGATCCTGGCCGGTGACTCTGTCCTGCTGATTTTTCCCGAGGTGGACGCGGGGGCCTGGCGCGTAGCGGGGACCGAATCCGACCCGGGGACCCCCGAGCGCCACGGACTCTCCGGGGCCATGGCGATCCCTGGCGCTTTCCCTCGACGTCTGGCGAACACGGCCGCTAGTGGGGAGTATGGCCGGATCGGATCGGAGACGGGGCCCTATGTCGAGTTTCGTCCGGACGAAATCCACGCGGGGGGTACTGAAGCCCTAGCGCTAGCCTCCGGTCTCACTGCGATCCGGGACGCGATCCAGGGGGCCGCTACGACACCGAACGATGGCGGAGCTGCCCTCAAGGCTGCGATCCTCCTGGCCCTGTCCGCGGATCTGGATTGGGTCAACCGAGCCACAACCGTCTTAAAAGGATCTTGATCATGCGCGGCTTTCGTCTAACAGCAGAGAACGAACTGGCCCTAACCTCAGGGGGCCGGCTGATCCCGATCGATGGGGTCGAGGCAGCCGCCCAGGAGATCGCCACCCGCTGGCGGATGTTCCGGGGGGAGTGGTTCCTGGATCTCCGGGAGGGGGTCCATCACTACCAGGAGATCCTCCGAAAAAACCCCTCCGCCTCCGCTCGGATCCAGCAAATCGCCCGTGAGCTGATCCTCTCCGTGCCGGGGATCCTCGACGTGGCAGAGGTCACCGTCACCGTGGATCGCGCTAGCCGGGAGGCCCGGATCGATTTCGAAGCCCGCTATCAGGACGGGGCCGTGATCCGGTCCGAGGATTTCGGGCCGCTCCTTATCGCACCGGGGCGCCAGGCGCGCTAGACTAGTACCATGCCTCTCACCTCCTCAGGCCTGACAGCGCCCACCCTCCTGGAGATCAAGGCCGCGATCGAGTCTCAGCTTCGGGAGGAGGTCTCCTCCACGCTGGACCTCACGGCCTCCAGTCCGATGGGTCAGACCGTGGCGATCTATGCCCGGGAGACCCGGTTGATCTGGGAGACACTCCTGGCCCTCTATTCCGCGGTAGACCCGAACGGGGCCAGCGGGGCTATGCTCGACAATCTCTGCGCCCTCTCCGGAGTGGTTCGGAAACCGCCCACCTATTCTTTTGTCGAGGTGGAGGTGGACCTGGACGCGGGGGCCTACGCAGCCGGGGATCTGGTGGCTCAGGTGATCGGAAACGAGGAAAACCGGTTTACGAACCTGGAGGGGATCACAGCCCCGGGCGGACCCGTGACGGTAGACCTGCGGGCCACAGTCGCCGGACCCGTTGACGCCCCGGCGCTCTCTTTAGAGATCGGGGTACCTCTTACCGGCTGGAACACGGTCTCCAATGCGGATCCGGCCGTGGAGGGGGAGCCTCTGGAATCGGACGCCCAGCTCCGGGCCCGGAGAAATACGGTAGTAGCCTCTCCCGGGTCCACTACCGCGGACGCGGTAGCGGCGGATCTGTCCGCTGTGGATGGGGTCCTCTCCGTCAACGTGCTGGAAAATGACACGGACACGACTGACGCGGACGGGGTCCCCCCTCACTCGATTGAAGCGATCGTCTACGGTCCTTCGGCTTTCGCCTCCGATATCGCACAGGCGATCTATGATACCAAAGCTGCGGGGATTGGAACGAATGGGGCCGAGTATGAGCCGATCACCACAGCCCAGGGGGGTACCCTCCAGATCAACTGGACCACCCCCACGGACGTCCCGGCGCTCGCCTCTTTCGTGCTTCAGATGGATCCTACCACCTACCCCGGGGACGCGGAGTTTCGGGCCCAGCTGGCCGCCCTGGCGGTTACGAGCCTGGCCGTCGGGGACGATCTCGACTGGTCCGACCTCGTGTCCTGGGCCATGAGCATTGACGGGGTCCTCCGAATCTCCACCGTCTCCGCCTCGGTCTCCCCGGCGGGCGTGGTCGCTTTCGCGAATGTCCCCGCCACGATCCGGGAGCTGATCACTCTGGCCTCTGGTGATATCGTCGTCTCCTCATCTTCCGGGATCGCATAGTTTGCCCTACGACGTCCAGAAGATCGATCCGTCTCTGCCGGCCCTAGCCTCGGGGGTCGACGCCAACGGAGATCCGGCCCCGATCGCCTCGGTCCCGTTGGACGGGCTCGCCCGGATGCTGGGCGAGTATTTCGACTCGGCCACGGTCAAGGGCCTGATCGCGGCGCCCCTGGAGGTCCTCCAGGACCTGGAAACATCCTCCGTGGGGTGTCTACTCGCCTTGAACCTGGGGGCCGCAGTAGGGGCCCAGCTGGACCTCCTGGGGACTATCGCCCAGGAGACTCGGCGAGGTCGATCCGACACCACCTACCGGATCGCCATTCGGACCCGGATCCGGACAAACCGGTCACAAGGCCAGGCGGACGATCTGGTGGAGGTCACGGCGATCTTCCTGGACGTCCTCCCCGGCGCCGGCGCCGTCGACCTGGAGGAGGGTTTCGCGGCCGTCACCGTCTCGACAAATGAGGAAACGACCAATCCTGTGGGGCTTATGCACTTCCTGGTGGACGCCAAGGCTGCTGGGGTCTCTCTCCGACTCTCCTACTGGCCTCTAGCGGGGGACCCGGAAGCTCTCGCCTTCACGTTCTCCGAGACCTACGCCACGGAGGAGGAGGACGATCTCCGCGGGCTCGCCTCGGAGTACGCCACGGTTCCCGGGGGCGCTTTCCGGGGTATGCTACTATCCAGTAGCTATGATCCCACCGTCTCCGAGATCTACACGACCACGATCCTAACCCTTTCGGGACTCGATCTCGAAACGCTCGGGGGCGATCCCCTCACGGTACTCTGAACCATGCCTAACATTTCCGGCCTCCCAAACTCCCTGGACGATACAACTCTGGCCGATGCGGACGTGCTGGTGGTCGACGATACGGACGCGGTCGAGACGAAAAAGACCACGGTGGGGGATCTGAAAACGTTGATCCGAAGCGGGCTAGCAGCCTCGGGGATCTCGTTCACTCCCGACGGGGATATCGCGGCCTCGACGGTCCAGGCGGCGATCGTGGAAGCTCGGGACGATACGGACACCAAGTTAGCGGCCAAGGCTCCCGACTTCAGAACCCCCGTTATCGAAACGACCACGGCGCGGACGTTGACGGACGCCGATCACGGCAAACAGATTTGGTGCTCGCACGCTAGCGGGTGCTCGATCACGGTGGACGCCTCGACGTTGACTCCCGGGTTCGAGTGCGACGTGATCGCAACGGTAGGCGGCGGCGGCGCGTCGATCAATGCGGGTTCCACGGGTACAGCTACAGCGCCAGCCGCTGCAACGGGATCGTCAATCCTAGCGGGCTCGGCTATGTCGATCGGAGTCGCGCGAAACTCACCGGCCGAATACACGGTGCAGGGGCCTTTGGTGTGAGCCTGATCAAAGGCATACTTTCGGCGATGACTGGGGGATCCCCTGCGCTCGCGTTGTCGGGAACCGAACGCGAGGATGAAACGCTTACCGCAAGCAGCGGGACGGCGCCTTATTCGTGGTACCGGTACGACGGCGCGCGGCAGGAACTGCTAGGCACGGGCGTGACGCGCGTCATTCCAGCGACGGCCGTCGGCTATCAGATCGAGCTTGTCGACGACGTCGCGGACACTGCGCTTACCGGCACGATCAGCTCC